CCGCCGCCGCCACCACCGCCACCATACGCTGTCAAAGAGTTAAATGATGAATTACCGCCTGCCGTGCCATCATTGCGTTGAGTATTATTTCCGTTGTGGCCAGCCCCGCCAGTGCCTCCGGCTGCGACAACGACAGTTGCAGACGCCGGAAAACTTGCCGCAGGAGCTGCGTATTCAAGGAAGGATGCGCCGCCGCCACCTGCACCACCTGAACGATTAGTTCCTGACCCAAAGTCTGTCCATCCACCCGCACCGCCACCGCCACCGCCACCAACAACAAAAACGCGGATGAATTTAGCGTCAGCAGGCTTTGTCCACGTATGGGTTCCTGGAGTTGAATAGGTATTAACAGTGACGCCACCACCGGACGGCGGAATGACGATACCGGCGTTACCGCCTTGATAGATGGGAATGCCTTCGCTAGATATGATGGTTGACATTGTTTACCCTACATTCCCGCAAAGAGTAAAGCTATTCAAAACACAGTCGTTGTTTGGGTCGCTATTCGTTACGTCTAGGCGAAATTCATCGCCTATCGAGCAATCGTAGTCGGAGCCGCTTGCTGCGCCAACTGATACGCCGTTTTTCTTCAGATCGGCGCTTGGTGAGCCTCCTGCCCCAAACACCCATTTAACGCGAACTCGGCCCGCGTGTTGCGACCAAATATACGCCGCCATCGCCGTAGCCTGTTTCATGGCAAACGGGATGCCCGCCACAACAACATCGCTGGCTCGAATTTGCTTGTCTGGGGCGGTCGAGAACTGAACCGCGTCCATGTAGACCGTGCCGGTAGAAGACCCGCTTGCGGGCACGCCGCCAGTCAATCGAACGCGGGCAAATCTTGCGGTAGGCGGAGAAACAAGCGTACTAGCGTAAATCGTAGAGCTTGTCGGCGTATTTGTCGTGGAGTACACGGCGGAGGTGCTGATTTCTACCGAAGCATTTGTGTACCAAACTACTTCAGCCGAACTGCTGATGTTTGCGGATGCCGCTTTTACGACAACGGACGCCCTGCAAACAACACCGCCGGAAACTGCAACCGTGGAGCTGGTAGCCGTTCCGCCACCGCTTGCAATCGTGGCGCTCCTGAACGCGATGGACTGCAAGCCTTGCAGATTGTTTGTCGTGTCAATCGTGGCCGCGCCACCATCAAAAACGGTGGTAGTCCACGACGATAATCCCTCTTCAAACCCGCCGTTTGTCAGCGAACTGTCTGAAGTCGAGTTTACTTCGTCACCCAGAATGATTACGCGCTGCCGACCGGCGCTGTCGATAGTTGGCATTTTAGGTGGCGTCCGCGAATGTGCACACAAATGTTGGGGCGGCCGTAGTGCTCGCGGCGGCCAGCACGCCGTCAATCTTTTTGTTTGTGGCGTCCAGCACGGTGATGCGCACAAACTCAAGCGCCTCATTGGGCTGCAATTGCGCTCGCGCGATGACTCGAAGCGCGCCGTTGTTGTTCAGCCGAAGCGTGACGGTTGTCGTAACCGTATCGTTGTTGAACACGTATATCGACCGCACAATGCGGCGCGTGGACGCGGCTGGGGCGGGCACTAGATCAACGGCATTCGTGCCGTTAAACGCGCCGTCGCTGGTTTTTTCAGTAAAAGCCATGACTAAATCCCCATCCAGGAACGCTGTAGCGGCACCGTAGAGCTAGGCGCCCACGCTACGCTGTTGTTGACGATTGTTAGAAGCTGTTCTTCTGTGCCGATACCAAGTCTGCTAGGGGCGCCTCCGGCCAGGCCAACGATCATATCGCCAGCGGTGGTCATCGGGTTTACCATGCCCGTAAAGTTGCCATCAATGTCGTCAAACGTGCCGAGCAGCACATTAAGACTGGTTTGCAGCACAAACTTGTATCTAACCGTGTCGGTAAGCCAGATTTCACCGCCGTTAGACACGCGACCCGCAGAATCAAGGATGATCGGGTTAGCGTGCGCGATAGTGCCTGCAACCGTGGTGTACGTTGCTTGAGGCGTGCTCGTGCCAGCGGCGTAAGTAAACAGCTTGCCGCCAGATAACGGGTCGCCGTTGTTGTCAAAAAATTGCGCGCCTGCACCAGCAAGCATTGACAGACTTACAGACATGGTGCGTCCTTATTTGTACTTTGCGGGGCGCTAACAATCACACGCTAAGAGATGCGACTTTATCCTGAAGCGTTTTAATTCTGGCGTCCAGCGCCGCGCGGTCAGACTGCAACTTTGCTCTGTCTTTGGCAAGTTCGTCGATTTGCGAAAGCAAACGCGCTTCTTTGTCTTGAAGCGTTTTCTCTTGCCGCTGTACGTCTTTGACGCGAGCGTCCATCTGCTGGCTACGCTTATTGTAGTCGGCGTCAAAATCCGCCGCTTTGGCCGTTAATGCAGCCTCACGAACATTGAGCGCAGTATGACGGGCTTCTGCTTGGCTTACGCGATCCTTGGCGTGTGCCAGCAGTTTGTCCGACTCGGTTTGCGCGTGCTTGAGTAAATTTTCAGCGTCGGTGCGGAGCCTGTTGGCGTCTTCTACAGCAGTCATTGCACCTTGGCGCTTGGCAAGTTCATCGCGCAATACGGCCATAGCCGCCAAGTCTTTAGGCAGTTGCTGCGTGAAGTAGGTAACGTAATCCGTACCCGGCTGATCGTTGGTGATGTTCATGATTTATGCGTAGTAAGTGATGTTGAGTTTGGCACCGCTTAACTGCTCTATAAACCGAATTTTCGTGAGATCGCCGTCGTACTGAAGCGTTACTCCCGCAGCCAGCGGCATACCAGCAGAGGCAGTCGGGGCCACACCGTCATCGCGCCAACGAACAGCTTGCCCTTCCGGCGTAATCAACGCCATTGAAGGCTTGCACGACAAACCGTTCAAATCAACGGAAGGAACCGTCAATTCGGTGGCGCTGCTCAGCGTTGTGATTTGCTGATAACCCAATCGGGTTGTAATGGATTTAAGGGTCATAGACATAAACGCTCCCAATTAGATAATAGTCAGCAACTTAGTCAAAGTCTCTTGCGTTGCAGACATTTCGCAGTCAATTTGCGCAATCTGGTTGGCGTCTCCGAAACGAACTGCCGTTTCACGCTGTTTAGCCAAATACTCTAATCGAGTTTGCGCCACGTTGATTAGCTCTAAAACAGTCATACCAGCACCACCATTTCTTGACAGATTGTAGACAAGTGCGAGTTAAGCAGCACTACGTCATAAGTATCGTTGCCATCAATAGCGGCATAGGTTGCAATACGTTTACCAGCGGTTGCCGCGCCTGATTGCAAAAAATCTGTCGGCGCAAACGGAGACATTATTCGGTTTTGTACATCGAACCGATAAATTTGGCTTACCGCAGCATTTACATACATGTTGATGTAGAACATTCGGCCTTCGTTTTCAAACGGCGCATAACTACCGCAAGAACCTACGGCCGGGAACGCACCCGGCGAGCCATCATACACAACTGCGGTTGCCCACGATCCTGTCGTTCCTCCTGCGATGTCCAACACATCAAGAGAAGTTGCAGCGCCGCCACGGAAGAAGTAGCAGAACGATTGCCGCGCATTACGCGCTGAGTCAGGTTCAATACCCCATGATGGCATCCACATACCGCCAACAGCGTTGGCGGCCGGGGCCACGCCGAAGTATGTTGTGCTCCAAGCGTTTGCAGCGATGCTGTTAGTCCCGTTGTTGATCGTCGCGTCGGTGTAATTGTAGGTATACACCGTCGTCGTAGCCGTCGAGCGCATCAGAATCAGATTTGGCAACTCAATAACATACTTAGCGTTAGATGACGGCGTAACAGACCAATTTGTGCCGAGCGTGTACACGGGCGAAGCACCGGCAGTATGCGAGGCAATGATGCGCCGCTGGCCTACTGCCGTCGGCGTTGTCGTGTCCTCGACGATGCGAATCTGGAAATTTCGGTACTCGTTGGCGGCAACAACTGCGTCTCCAAGAGTGGCCTGCCCAGTCAGCGTTCCTGCCGCTGAACCCGTCGCAGTTAACGCATATAGAGACACAATCCCTGTATCGTAGTTGTACGCGCCTTTAATCATGCCGTCGCCTGGCGAACAGTTGTAGGGCGTATATTGTTCGTCAAGCACGATGATGTCTGAGTCGGTGCCAATCGTGGCAGGCAGACCAGTCGTTGAAAGGCCAGTGGACAGCGTGTTGCTCGCAACCTCAAACGAGCGCCAGATGTTGCTGGCCGTCGTACCAGCGCCAAGCATAAACAAACGGCCCGCGACGATCTCGTAGCGTGCTCCGGTTGATGGTGTAAAGCCGAACGAGCTTTTAACAGTGATCGTCGGCGTTGTTCCTGCTGTGTTGCCGGTGATGTACCTCTCGGCGGTCTTTCCAACTGTCGTGTCGATGATGCGCAGCTTAAATCCGTACTCGCCAGACCCGCCGCGATTGGCGAGCATATTGAGTCCAACGGCAGTCGGCAGCGCGGTTGAGAGCACTACTGAAGTCGTCGTCGCGCCTGCGGCTATCGTGCCTACTAGGCCAAACGACGGGGCAAATGTTGACGCAGAACCGACACCAAACGTACCAGCAAGCGCGGGAGATTGAGCTGGCGACCAACCTTTTGTAACGATGTTGTATCTGTTTAAGACTGTATTGCTGACAAGTTGATATACGAACGGGTTTCGTGAAACGTCTGATCGTAGGTCAGAAGTAATTGATGTGGCAGTAGCAGAAGCATTAGGCGTCGGGGCTACCTGCGCCCAAACCAACCTGTCTATGACTTTTTTGAAGGTATTTGCCATTTTATTCCTTACGTAATGCAAGCCCGGACGCAACTGCGCCACGCGCTGAGATTCGCGCCGTGGACTTGAATGCGGCCTTGGAGCGTGTCAATCGTAGATACGTTAGCGACGCCCGAAACGGTCGTAACGGTCGTAACGGTCGTAACGGCCGAAACCGTGCCGGACTCTACAACTACGGTTCCCCGCTGACGTTGCAGCGATTTATCGTAACCTTGGGGTGAGTTTAAGTAGTTTAGAATCCGCGTCATCAACAACACAATATCTTCGTGGTTGACGTTGGTTACGGGAAACGGATTGACCGCGTTAATCGGATTGCCGTTTTCATCAACAATTTCAACTTGACTAGTGCCGCCGCCACCGCCGCCAGTTGTCGGCAACGCATTAACGGCGCTGACATCTACAGGATTGCCAAGCGCGTCTTCATACGCAACAACAACCCGTTCAGGAATAGCTCCGCTGACGCGCATGGATTACCCCAAAAATCTCAATTTGTAGATTGTACTAAGGTACAACCCTACAATTTCGTCGATGATGTTCTGCAACGGCGTGTCGGCCTTGTCGCACACCTCGTACCGGCACTTGCCAATTTCTTCGGTCTGGCCTTGCAGGAAATCGAGGATATTGGCGGTGTTCTTGGCGCTCATCAAGGCAATCGGGCCAATCAGTCCGTGCCGCCCTTGGTAAGCCTCGGCAAACTTGTCGGCCAAATCGACAATTTCGTCGTAAAACGTGTTCAACGCAACGTGTTTAGCGTAGCTACGTGTGTTCAAATGCACGGAATGGGCTACATCCCGAGCCAAAAACAGCATGCCAACGAATTCTGCGGCTTTCATGCCATGCCTTCCATAGGTGCTTGCTCTTGAGGCATTTCGGAGGCTTCGGCCATGAGCGGCTCTTGCATTTGCTGCGGCGGGATCAAATCGCCGCTGTCGTGAACCGCTGCCAGCGTGCCCATCACGATATCTTGTATCTGCTCGGGCGTCATACCTGCCATTGTGGCTGAAATACGCTTGGTTTCGGCGTCAAAAGCCTTGATTTTTGACTCAAACTCGCGTACTTGCACGTCGCGGGCCTCGATGGACTGATTGACGTTCTGCAACATCTGGAACATCTGCTGCATTTCTTGCGCCATCGCCTCAATTTGCTGGTTTGCGGCTTGCAGGGCGGGGTCGTCGTCATCGTTGGAGAGCAATTTCGGGTCGATGGTCTTGCGCAGCCGCGCGGCCATCTCTTGCGCCCCCGGCCAGTCCATGTTCTTGACGAACAGATCGCCCGCAACCGCCCACAAGTTGGGGTTGCCTTGCAGAATCTGGCTCATCGCGTCCATTGACTCCTGGCGCTTGGTCATGTAGCTTGGGCCAGTGGTGACAACCACGTCGTAACGGCCCACGGACGGGTTGTAAATCTTGTCGATGACGATGCCCGCCTGATCGACGATCTTTTTGACCGGCTCGGCTTGCGCCGGATCGATCTTGACCATGTTGGTTTCGCCGTCGATGCCGATGATTCGGGCGATCCGTTGCGTGTCGTAGATTTTCGGGATCAAATCCACCAACTGGCGAGTAACATAGCGAACAGCGCGGGCCAGATTATCCACATAGTGGTAGGTTCCTGTGTCGGATTCCTTCTGTCGGGCCAAGATGGCGCGGCCAGAACGCTCGTTGGAGACTTGCCCAAGGCTTGCGTCGTACTGCCCGGTCGTGCTCTTGATGTCCTCAGAAGCGCCCATTTTGGCCTGTATGAGGCCTGTTTGGGGTAGCGGCGGTGCGGCACGCTGTGGCAGCGGCAAAATCGATCCTGAGCCGTCTGTAACGTCCGGGTTGACCTCCAGATACGGCCAGTTTTGCGTGTTGGCGGTCTTCCATTGGTACTCGTAGCCCTCGAACTGACCGCCGTAGCCGATGAACGGCGCCTTAGGCGCCAGCGCCAGCATCTCGGCCTCTTGGCTCGTCCAGTAGTTGTACATCCGCTGCGCGTCCTTGGCGTTGCGGACGATGCCGGAAATGAAGATGCGGCCGTCAACCTGAAACTCGTTGCCAATCACGCGCACGACGGGAATCCACTTTCCCGCCCATTCGCGCTCTTCCAGCACCTCGAACCCGTTGGTTTTCATCCACATCACGCGGCGGCGGTCTACCTCGCGCTCGCGCAGGGGCGTCAGTCCCATCATCCGCATCGACTTGTCCTGCGGCGAACCCTTGAACGCAGATTGGTTGCCCGGATACAGGTACAGCGTCTCACGCTTGTGGTCGATGTAGAAGTACTCGGCAATGCGGATCGTGTCGTCAGTAATCCACTGGCTAAGGTCTTGGTCGCCAATGCCCTGAGACATGATGGTCGATACCGGCGAGGCGTTGGGGTACAGCCGCTGGTACTCTTCCTTGGTCATGTCCTCGGTGATGAAGCACCACTCGGCGTCCGCGCCGCAGGGGTCTTGAATCAACGGGTCCATGTAAACCGAAAAGCTGTTGCGAACGCGCGCGATCTTGATGTCCTGATCGAACGAGTCTTCGTAGCAATACTCGGTCAACAGGCGAATGTAACCCTCGCCGTAGGTGACTTGGTTCTCGCAGGCGGTGTCGTAGGCCACGTCGGCGTCCGACATGTACTCAATGTGCCGCACGATGCCGTCCAGCACCTCGGCCACCTCAGTGTCCGCCTGATCGTTGACCGGGATGACTTTGCCCGAGGGGCGGTTTTGACGCTGCTCGTTCGTCACCTGCCGCACGTGCTGCGGCAGCTTGTTGATCGTCAGGCACGGCCGCGCGTTGATGGTCTGGCCCTGCACCGAGCCGCGTGTTGCCAGCACATCTTGCGGCCATTGCCACTGGTTGTCCGGCGACCCAGCCATGAAGCGCAGGTCGTCAAGCTCGTCTTCGCGTGACTCCGCGTAGCAAGCAACTGCCTGCTTGAAGCGGTCACGCATCATCTGCAACGTGTCGCGCTTTTCAATAGAATCATACCCGCCGCGAGCGGACACCTTGCCTGCGCCGCTGATGCCGGTAGGGTCTTGATTGATCGTCGCCATTATTTTTTCTTCGCAGGGTTGCTCTTCGCAGCACGTTGCGTAGAGTATGCGATGGCAACTGCCTGCCGAATTGGTTTAGATTTGGCTTCCGCAGCCACGTTTTTTCTAAACGCTTCTTTGGAGGCCGACTTGACGAGAGGCATCACTTACCTTTCTTGGCCGTCTTGGCCGATTCCTTGAACGCCTTGGCCGTCGGAGCGCCTGCCGTACCCGGCTTGCGCATCTTCTCGCCGGACCCGGCCTTGATGCGCTCGCGCTTGGCGTGGATGTTGGCGTACAGCCCCGGCTTGGTGTGTGAAGTCATGTCAGCACTTCCATCGTTTGAGGGACGCCTTGGCACGTTCACCATCTTTAGCCTTGGCGGCTACCGACCCCATCCTGGAGCAGAAGCTGGCCTTGCGGCCCTTGTCCGCCTCGGTCTTGGGGTTCGGCGCTGGAGCCTTCAGGTTGCTGCCCGTCTCGCGGTTGTACTTGGCGCGGCCCTTGGCCGTCAGCCCCGCGCCTTGACTTACCGGCAGCTTCTCGCCCCGGCCCACGCTCAACGACACGCCCTTCTTAGCCATCAGGAACCCATCCAGGATGTTGCCACACCGGGTGCCGCGTAGCTGCGCGCGGGGGTTTTTTCGACATACTGCCGATGCGCTACCGGGAACGCAAACGTCACCGCCAGCGCGTCTGCTGCGTCCGGGGACGCCAGCCCCCGAGCCTTCATCTCTTTCTTGCCTTCAAGAAAAATTGTACCTGAAGAGTTAGGTTTCATGGTAGGCCCAGTCAGGTCGGTCTTCAGACTTCTGTCGTTGGGTATTGACGCTGTCTTCAACCATTCCTTCATCATCCCCCACAGTTCGGCGCGCTTGTTGCCGTACATGATCGGGTTCTTCGCTTTCCACCCGAAGTTGACGCCGCGCACCACCTTGTACCGCTGTTCATGCAGCCGGTCAAGAATGCCGTACCCCAGCCCACCCTCATCCAGAACCACCAGCGTCGGCTTGTACTCGTCGATGGCGTCGATCACGCGACCCACAATAGCCATCGTATCCTCGCCGTGGTAGCGATGTAGCGCGATCAGGTCGCGCCCCTGCCGCACGGCAATTACCGTCGAGTCCGCCCCACCCCGCGCCGGGTCTACCCCGATCACGATGGGCGCAGTCTCGTCCTTGTAGCGCGGCCGCTGGGCCGCGTCGGCCACCACGGACGGTGTGATGAACTGATCGTCGCCCGCCGACGGAAACTCACCGTACACCTCAACGCGGGCCTGGCTGGAGTCCTCGCCGTACTCATCGATGATCTGCTGGTAGACCTGCTTGTCCGTGTCCTCGACCGTGCGCGCGTCTACCTGCCGCGTAGTCCAGAAGTCGCGCTTGGCGTGGAAGCACTCGAAGAAGTACCCCGAGTTGCGGCGCGGGTTGCTGAACGCGAACCAGTACCTGTCCAGTATGTT